TCCTATGTTTTCTGGTGTTTACATGATTAAAAGCGTTGAACACAGTATAGCTCCAAATACGATGACTACTAAGTTTGAGGGTGTTAGAATACCGATACCAAATCTACCTAAAGTAACTGATTTAATAACTAGAGTACAAACTAGTTTACTAGAAAAAGTTAAGAGTGCTGTTGAAAAAGCAGACTCACCAGAAGAAGTTCCAGGTGACATGTTTGATTTTACAGAAGAAGAATTAAATCGTGGACCAGAAGAAGAAGGTGGACCAACTAATCAAACAGCACCAATTGCTGGAATAACCTTTAGTGCACCTGTTGATATTTCTAAAGTTGAAGACCCTAGAACTATTGATAGTAGTAGAGTTTCAGGTGGCCCAGAAGTGGGAGACCCAAGAAGTGGAGGTAGAGTACATAAAGGTGTGGACCTATATCCTAAAACCGATTTCATGGGTGAAGAACTTGAAATTACTGCAGCACATAGTGGTAAAATAACCAAAATTGTTAGAAATTGTCTAGATGATAACACAGTTGGTTCTTGTGGTGGAGGTTATGGAAATCACGTCAGAATTGTAAGAGAAATTGTAGAATGGCCAAGTAATGTTACCTTAGCAGAAGGTACTATAATAAAGGTTGAGACAAGATATTGTCACCTAAAAAGAGGTAGTGTAGCCGCTGGTTTAAGTGAAGGTCAAGAAATAAATGATGGTGTATTTTTAGGTCATATGGGAGCTACAGGAAACGCTTCACCTGGTAAAGAACACCTACATTATGAAGTAAGGGTCACCAAATTAAATAGTAGATTAGCCCCTATAACTAAAGTAGCTGACCCGCTAGAAGGATATATTCCTGGACTATAAGTTGACATTTTATAAAATAACAAATATTTATTATAAAAAAGAGTACTATGATTAATCAAAGTTAGATAATTTCCTAGGAAAGGACACCAACATATCAGAAATTTCTAGTAATCCTGAAAGTGAAGAGGTGTGTGATTTAGATACGGGTATCTGTTATACTGTAAGAACTAGAGATGGTCTTATTGAAAGAGTTGAAAATAGTGTTAGAGTTAATAGAAAAATAAATGTAGAGTCACCAAGTGGTGATGTTAAACAACTTTTAAATGGATAATAATCTAAAAAACAAACTACACGAAGAACTAAAAAGATTTAATAATATAGGAAACTATGTTAAAAATCTAGAAGAACAAATTGTATTAGGTACAGGAAGAAGTTCTGGATTCGTAGAAAAACAAGGAAATTCACCAAGAGTAATTCAATTTGCTCAACGTCAAGAAATGGGAGAACAAGAAGAGGTAGCACCTGAAGAAGAGTTAGCGGTTGGAGACGAAGAGGTTGCTGATGAAGAATTAGCAGCTGTAGGAGATGAAGAAGTAGCAGCTGTAGGAGATGAAGAAGTAGCGGTAGGTGACGAAGCAGTTGGTGCTGAAGAAGAAGGTGACGCTGCTGTAGAAGATGAATTAGCAGTCGCAGATACAGGTGATACTGATACTGAAGATACTGTGGAAGTAGACGTTACTGATTTAGTTGACAAACAGAAAGAAATTGAAACAGCTGTTAAAAGTAGTGAAGAAAATATTAGTGGGGCAAATGATAAGTTATCTAGTTTATTAGACAAACTAGATGAATTAGAAGGTACTTTAGCTGATATGGATTCACAATTATCTAAAATTGAAACACTAGAAAAAAAGATTGAACAATTCAGACCACGTACCGCTAGAGAAAAAGTAGAACAAAGAAAAGATTTTGATAGTGGTCCATACAATACCTCACTTTCCGATTTTTGGCAAGAAGGACAAGAAAGATTTAAAAAACAAGGAAAAGAAGAATATGTACTTACTCCTGATGAAGCTAAAGACTATAGTGAAACAGACATCCAACAAAGTTTTAACCCACCTAGTTAAATATAGACATCATTTTTACCCCAACTAGTTGACATTACCATAACACTTTATTATTCTTTTTATAGATTATATTATGTATAAAAATTATGTATTAAAAAAGAAAATTAAAAAGTTATGACAAATTCAACAACAGACGCGGTTTTGCAACAATACGAAAAAAACAAAAACGCAGGGGGCTCATCTACCCAACAAAAGATGTCACAAGAAGAAAGAATGAAAAAATATTTCACTACTATGTTACCACAGGGTGTTAGCAACGGTGAAAAAATGATTAGAATTTTACCAACAAAAGATGGTAGTTCACCTTTTAAGGAAGTTTGGTTTCACAATATCCAGATTCAAGGAAGATGGCAAAAACTTTATGACCCAGGAAAAAATTCAGATGGTTCAGCTACAGGAGAAAGAAGTCCTCTAAATGAAGTAGAAGAAGCTTTAAGACTTGCTGGAGACGAACAATCAAAAGAATTAGCAAGACAATATCGTTCATCAAAATTTTATATTGTAAAAGTTATCGATAGAAACAATGAAGAGGATGGTGTAAAATTTTGGAGATTTAAACACAATTGGAAAGGAGATGGTGTTTTAGATAAAATTATCCCTATTTGGAAAAATAAAGGTGACGTTACAAATCCTGAAGAAGGAAGAGACTTACTACTAACTTTACAAAAAGTTCCATTACCTAGTGGTAGAGGAGAATATACTACAGTTTCATCAATTATGTATGAAGACCCAGCAGTATTATCTCAAGAAGAATCTAAAAAAACAGAATGGTTAGCTAATGATTTAACATGGAAAGATGTTTACGCACAAAAACCAGTAGAATTTTTAGAAGCTATATCTAAAGGATGTGAACCAGTATGGGATAATGAGTTAAAAAAATATACTTATGATGACCCATCAGCAAAAACCCAAAGTACAACCGAGGTAACTCCATCAGCAGACCCACAAGCAGGTCAAAGTGTTGATAAGGATTTACCGTTTTAATATATTACCAATATGCCATTGAAAAAAAGAAGTTTTGCGGATATAAAAAATAAATTTTCTAAAAAAGCTAAATTTAAACCTGATAGATTTTTTGACCTTGGACCAGCATTCCTAGACGCCACAGGAATTCCTGGTCCAGCAATGGGTCATTTACAAATGTTTTTAGGTCACTCAGATACTGGTAAAACAACAGCATTAGTAAAAGCTGCTGCAGACGCTCAGAAAAAAGGAGTATTACCAGTTATTATTATTACTGAACAAAAATGGGGTTTTGAACACGCTAAAATGTTAGGCCTCGAATGTGAAGAAGTAGTGGACGAAGAAACAGGACAAATAGATTGGGATGGATTTTTCTTATTTAATAATAATTTTGAATATATTGAACAAATTACCGATTATATTAATGAGTTAATGGACGCACAAGATAAGGGTGAAATTGATTATGATTTACTATTTTTGTGGGATTCTGTTGGTTCTATACCATGTAAAATGACGTATGATGGAAAAGGAGGAAAAATGCATAACGCTGCTGTTTTAGCAGACAAAATAGGAATGGGAATAAACCAAAGAATAGGAAAGTCTAGAAGAGAAGACTCTAAATATACAAACACGCTGGTTGTCGTTAATCAACCATGGGTAGAATTACCAGACAACCCATTTGGTCAACCTAAAATTAAAGCGAAGGGAGGTGAAGCTCTATGGTTAAACTCTACTTTAGTTTTTAGATTTGGTAATCAAAAAAACGCTGGTACAAATAACATTTCCGCTGTAAGAGATAAAAGAAAAGTTAAATTTGCAACAAGAACAAAAATTACTATCATGAAAAATCATGTAAATGGACTAGGTTATGAAGATGGTAAGATTTTAATTGCACCACATGGTTTTCTAGCAGCAAGAGAACCTTCAGAAGAAAAAAAATCAATCGAATCATACAAAAAAGAACACGCTGAATTTTGGTCACAACAATTAGGTGTTGGTGGTGATTTTGATTTGAAAGAAGAAAAAGAATTGTAGAACCCACTAATGTATAAAATTGAAAACAAAAACATTAATAGTTGATGGTAATTCATTACTAAAATTAGGATTTCATGGTGTTAAATCTTTATTTGTTAAAGATAAGCACATTGGGGGTCTATTTCATTTTTTAAATACTCTTAGAAAATATATTGTTGAGGAATCTTTTAATAAGGTTGTAGTTTTTTGGGACGGTAAAAACAATAACGCTCAAAGAAGAGAAATATATAAAGAATATAAGAGTAATAGAAGAAATAGATTTAAAGACCAAGATGCAGAAAATTCATTTAACTATCAAAAAGTAAGGACTCAAGAGTATCTAGAAGAACTTTTTGTTAGACAAGGTATATTTGAAAAATGTGAAGCAGACGATTGTATAGCTTATTATTCACAAATTACCCCTAATGAAGAAAAAACCATTCTTACCGCCGACAAAGACCTAACTCAATTAATATCACCAACAGTTAAGGTTATACTAACTTCCACAGGCAAAGTTTATTCCGAAGGAGATTTAATTAAAATGAAAGATGTGAGCATACCTTCTTTTAATATTCCTTTGTATAAAATTATATGTGGTGACAGCTCAGATAATATTCCTGGTGTTAAATTAGTTGGTGGTAAAACATTAATGAATTCTTTTCCTGAAATAAAAAATAAAAAAGTAGAAATAGAAGAAATATTAGATTTAACTTCTAAATTATTAGAAAAAAATAATAATTTTAGATTAAATAATATTAAAAAAGGTGTAACGAGAAACGGAGAATTAGGCTCCACTCTTTATGATATTAACAAAAAATTAGTAGACTTATCAACACCTCTTTTAACAGAAACAGCTATTAATAATATTAAATTAATATCTGAAGAAACCATCGACCCAACAGACAGGGGATGGAAAAACATTATCAAAATGATGATGGATGACGGAATGTTTGAAGTATTCCCGTCAAATGACGATGCTTGGATACAATTTATCCAACCATTTTTAAATATAATTAAAGTAGAAACTAAAAAATTTAAGAAAAATGAGAAATAGTGAAAATATGGACATGACAAAATTTGAATTCCTATTAAGTATGGGAAACAATATTATATGCCAAAGATACTTTATGGTTAGGTCACACATACCCCAATCTTTAAAGTCGGTAGATTTATATGAAGTTATAAAAGAAATTTCTGATGACATTCAAGGTACATTAAAACTAAAAACCACAGATGTTTTAGAAATTTTTCACAGAGAAGATATGTCAAAACTTCCTACAGAATCAAGCTATTTTACGATAAGCTTAAAAAAAGAAAACGAGATAATAATGCAAAGAATATTCCCCTCAAACCTCTATCCCCCAAAGGTGAGGTATTCTGTGGATATTAGACCACAAATTTCTTATTTTCTCCACAGGCTTACTGACGTTTTGTCACGTAAAAAATTAGAAACAATCTACCTAGACCAGGTGATTTAAGAGAGTAAAATGACTATTTATAATAACACAAATATGAGCAACGATATGACAGAAAATTTTGGATATTTAGGATACGTTTTCCAACAGAAACTTTTAAATATAATCATAACAGACAACTCATTTGCACAGTCAATTCTAGACGTTATTAAAGCAAAATATTTTGATAACCAATATTTTAGATTAATAGTACAAATGATAAAAGAATATTATGAGACTTATGAAACTACACCTTCTTTTGATGGGTTAGACCAACTTACTAGGTTAGAGATTAGTTCTGAAATGGCAAGAAAATGTGTTTTTGATATGCTAAAAGAAATTAAAGACGCATCATTTGAAGACCATAACTTTATTAAAGAAAAATCTATAAAATTCTGTAAACAACAAGAACTAAAAAAGGCTATTAAAAAAGTAGAGTCTATTATGGAACAAGGAGATTTTGAAAGTTATGACAAATGTGAAGAATTTATTAGAGATGCAATTCAAATAGGTGAAACTGATTCTAATAGCTTTGAAGTATTT